TCCAAGCTGCCAAAAGGCACACTAACGGACAGGGCGGCTCTCTTGGAGGAGAGGGCAAAGGACGTCAGTGTTGATGAGTACAACGGAATTCCGTTTGCTACTCGCCAAAGGCAGCAGGTTCACTTGTCATCGAAACTTCGCTCCGGACATGGGCTTAAAGCCCAGGTTTCCGGACCCCACTTACAAGAATGTGGGAAAAAGGGATTTTCGGGCTACCGTGACTACGGCACGGCCCTATCCTTCGATCACCTCCACTCCATGTCCGATTCGGGCAAGCGTGTTATGCGTGATGAGGGGGAGAAACGTGTTCCGGAAGGTACGGCTGAGAAGCCGCTCCGTACACACGAAACTCTCACTCTCCGCAGAAAGCTCGCTCGGGATGAAGAGGAGGACGAACTTTTAAAACGCTACGTTGAGGAGGCCGCTACGGCGGACAACGAAGCGGAGGTGGTGGCCCTTTTGGAGCCCCTCAAAGTTCGAACGATTAGCATCGACTCAGGTGGTTTGCGGTACCTCGCATCACGGATCCAGAAATTTCTCTGGGGCCGTCTCAAGGATTGTAAGTGCTTTACTTTAACAAAAGGCACCTACGTCCAAGAGGCCGTTGATGGCATGTTCCGAAAGGGACTTGCCTTCGTTTCCGGCGATTACAAGGGTGCTACCGACTCCATTTATTCCAATGTCACTGACTACACGGTCCGGCGGATCTTTAAGAAGATCGCTTTCCCTACAGAGCTCCGTTCACACGCGGACGCCATGGCCAGGTCAGTTACCGAGGTGATTCTTAACTACACTCGGACATTGGATGGAGAAGGCATTAAGTATATTTTAGAACTGGAACGTCGGATGGTGGGTGAGGAGAACGAGCGGGTTTGTTATAACCGCAAGTTCTTCGAACGCCCTCCACCGAGCTTCTTTGAAATCTACGAACTGTTCAAGGAGACCTATCAGGTCGACCCCTGGTTCGAGATCATTGAAGTGCCCAAGGTCAAACAGACCCGAGGCCAGCTCATGGGGAACGTACTGAGCTTCCCAGTTCTTTGTATAATTAATGCCGCCGCCTACTGCCACGCCTCTCAACTCTACTTAGAGTGGGAGGTCGCAAGCGGAAGGACGCGTGAATACTATGGGGGCCTTGGGATGGCCGAAATGCTGGGAGGTCTCATGACCCCCTTAGCACCGTCCCAAAGGTCGGTCGCGGAACGGAAGAGAGACTGGGCACAATTTAGCCTTCTCACCCAATTCTGCGAGCCCGTCTTCAACAAGCTTGAGGAAGAGCACATGTATGCGGTCAAGTCCTTCAGGGACGATGGTCGCATGTATAGTAACTCCTTCACAGGCGAAGTTGAACCCCTGTTTTATAGATGGGTGAATCCGGACTATCGAGGCCCCGGGAACTTGGAAGAGCTCTTTGCTCTCCGAGTCCTCGATGCCCAGAAAACAACTTTCCAATTGCGCTTTGTGCGCGACGGGAAGGATGCCTTGTCCAATTTGCCCATCCTCGTGAATGGAGATGATATTCTCTTTCAGGCCACCAGACGATTTTACCGTGTCTGGTCTCGTGCCATCGCCCTTTACGGGCTAGAGAAATCCGTGGGAAAGAACTACTTTTCCCCACACTTCTTCACGATTAATTCACAACTGTTCATCAGTGACAAGCCCGAGTATTTTAATGAAGAGAAGGTAGGAGAGCTCATCCCAGAAGGAGATGAGTTGTCCCAGCCTGTCCGGATCACCACCATTTGGTGGTCCGGACTGGGCGCGAGCTACCTTCAAAAACGCAAGGATCTTGCGAACTTCACTGGAAAGGCCTCCGCCTTTTACCAGGATACTCGGACATTTTTACCACTGGTCCAAAAGGAGTTTTTAGACTCCATTGTGGACGTGGGTCGGAGGCCCTTGTGGAATAGTCTATGGCTCCGTGCCAACGACGATTACATAAAGGCCTTTGATATCCCTCGTGGTCATATCTGGGAAGGTAAGTCCGGCAAGACGAAAGTCGATGCCGGCTTTCTCGTTTCTCGTTCCTTACCCGTGGCCCTCGGTGGCCTCGGTCTGGAGCTGAACGAAAAAGAGAAACTTACTGATGCTCAGAAGATCATTGCCTGCCGACTTAATTCGGTCCAAGGCAGAGAGATGTCAATGAAACTCTCCGACGCACCCCTCATTCAGTCCTTGATGGGATCTATGCAAAGCTTTTTCCTGCGTAGATACCAGACTGTTGAGGCTAGTGGTGATGAAATTGAGTACGAAAAGGCAACAGATCGATACACATACCTGCCAAGGGCTGGGGTCCGAGATTTTAAATTCGGAGTCCAGGTTATTCCCCTAACGGATGTGATTCTCAAGGTTGCCCCTAATGTCTTCCCGTTGTGGCGAACTCCGCCACCCGACGACCTAAAGTTTGACAAGGACCAGTTAATGGCCTTGACAGCTAAAGTTCGTGCTTGGGCTTTGAAGCTCAACAAGGAGACACGTACCAAATTCGCATCAATCACTGATGACGACCCGACCCTCCGCCGGATTACCGCAACTTACGTGATTAAGCAAGAACTCTTTCGGTTTATGGATGATGATGACCGAAAAGAGCGACACGACAGACTAACTTCGCGACCAACACCCTTCAGGGGCGATGGTCCCGATTGGGAACTCATTTCTGAGGAACTAAAGAATTCCTCAAGCTTCTGGGAAATACCAGAATGAGACTCCAAGATGGGAGGGTTTCTATCCACTCCACCTTGTCTGTTTGTCTATGTACCTCAATAGACTGAGGCGCAGATTCACGCTATCCACTTGTCAACTTTTCCGCTGGTTTTGACAGCAAGTAGAATGGGTCTGTAAGCATGTCGAGCGTTGTGAAGCTGGCTCGTAAATCCCAGGACTCAAACCAATAAACGGCGAATCAAATTACGCTCTTGCTGCTTAATTTGC